GTTAAATCGGTTGCTTCAGCGGGAATGGGCTGATAATAGAGCCTGCCCCCCACAACAGTCACATCCTCGACCGGCCCTTCATTGGTCAGGTCCCCATCCCATTGCTCCAACATGACCCGCAGGTTGGAAAGTATGCTGATCGGAGAGACCTGATCGGCAAACGTGACCTGATAAAGGTTCTTGGCATAATTGGCAGGCAAGGCAACGAAGGCGTCGGTCAACGACGTGGTGACAACGGCGCTCGTCTCCAGCGCAGGCAGCAGAATGTTCCCCACCAGCCCCAACTTGGGATCGTCGTTGTCCCATGCGGCAATTTCGGTGATTCCATTATTTAGAAACCCAAGAATGGTTTCATCCCCGTAGGAATCATCCTGGATGAGTCGTCTTACGTTTGCGATAAGCTCGCTTGCCGTTGCCAACTTTGATCTCCTCGGGTAATGCTGGTTGCGGTTGCGGTGGCTGATATTCCCGGAAATCGGCCGGCATGCTCAGCAGATATTCCCGATGCTCTCGACTGTTCACCTGGCAGACCGCATGCCCGTATTCATTGGCCTTGAATTCATAGGGGAATCCGTGAAGATTGAACCTCGTCGGCCCCTCTCTCTTCGTCAAACATTCAATCAGCATGACATTCCTCGTCATTCAGGAACAGACCAGGTGCCGTCACCATGCAGAACCTTCGTGGCGCTCCCGTCCGTTTTCTCAATCTTGACCACTTCCGTCCAGGTACCATCATCATAAGTGTAGAAGATCACATCACCATCATCGGTGATCACCAGACCGCGATCCCCCGACTGCAACCCGGGAATCGCATTGAGCGCGGCATACGTTTTCTTCCAAAAGAGCCCATCTTCCCGGGCATGAACAGATCCTCCGACAATCAGCAAGAACGCCATGATCATCAGGAAACAGATTATCTTCTTCATGAGGTCCCCTTCGAGAAAAAGGGGACCAGGTTCGTAGCCCGGTCCCCCTCTCACAAGCCAAGCAATAAGCCGTCAACCCGTGAAGCTAAACGGACCGATAGCTCAGCGTGAATCCCAGCGTCCCGGCAACCTTGTTCGCGGCCCTGGTCGCAATGTAAGCCGCGAAGTACCGATCAACGCTCGATGATGCCGCCCGCGGAACGGTTTTGAGTGACGACCTGGTTATCCCGGCAGACCTGGAGGAGGTGGAAGAACTGAGAAACGTATTGCTTCCGTCCAAAGTCGCCTGCTTGCCGTTCTCGTTGTCTACCCAGGTCCAACCCAGCCGATACCATTTCGCCCCGGCATCATCCTCCCAGCCTGCAGCGAGGGCGGTGAGCAGACCATAGTCAACCAGGAGCGCCGCCCCGCCATCCAGGTCGTCCGTATCCATAGTGAAATCGATCAACTCGCACTGAGCCGGAAGGACCGCAAGCCTGATCACATCCGTTGCCTTCAGGGTTGCCGGAAGACTCACGGAACCCCGAACCATCATCACAGTCCCGGCTTTGGCCGAGGTGGGCTTGTTGGCATAAGGCCTTACAGCTTCGGAATCAAACATCACCTGTTCGTCAAGTCTGTATGTGGCCGTCAATCCAACGGTGCCGGAAGCCGCAGCAGTCTCGGCCGCCGCGTGAACTTTGACCCCCAGGTATCGCGTGCTCATGGACGGAGGAATGCGGCACAAGGCTTTGACGGAAGTCGAAGCCCGCACAACTCCCCCGGCCTGAGCAATAGTTGATGCTGAGAGAAATTCCTGACCTGATTCGATAGCGTCATCGGCTGCATTGAGTATCCCTACATCGAGGGTGATGGTGGGGGTCTCATGGGTGTCGAGATCATCAGTGTCAAGAAACAGGTCCATCAAAACACAATTGGCGGGCAGTGGAACCAGCTTCATAATGTCACCCGTCATGAGGTCCCGTCAACCGAGACTTCACCCCTCACGGAAACAACATTGTAATTGCCGGCCTTTGCCAATGTCCCGTCGCTGACCAACGAAGAAGTCAACAACGCCATGGCCTTACCTCCTTTCAGGCAAGAAGAAAGTTAAGCTCTAAGCGGCTTTGTAGAAAAGGGTCAACCCAACCGTCCCGGCCGCCTTGATGCCAATTGCGGCAGTAGTAACCTTGATGCCGACATAACGGAGAGTGGTGGTCGAAACCGCCGTCCTCGGCCCGGTCTTGGTGTCCATCCGAGCAATACCGCCAGTCTGAGCAATCGCGCTGTCGGTAATCATGACATCGCTCGTGAGATCGCTGCAGTCAGCATTCATAACCCCGGCCGACATGACAATCCCGGTGCTGGAATCCAGGTCGTCAGTGTCAAGAATGCAGTCCACGGGCACACACCCCGCAGGCAGAGGAACCATCTGCAGAGTCTCGTTAATGGCCAGGGTGTTAAGCACATCCACCTCGCCGCGCACGGCAATGAGCTCGGAACCCGAAGGCTCAATGATAGCGGCGGTGGAGGCACAAACGTCCGATTGGTAAGTTGCAGCCATGATGTAATCTCCTTCATGGTCTAAGGCCCTCCTGAGCCGCAATCAAAAAAGCCCTCCCATTTGAACGAGAGGGCAAAACTAAGGGCAATTACAAGTCGGCCGGGACTACGGCTTCTTGGCCGCCGTATCAATGGCCATGACGCCGAAGTCCTTCGAGTTGAAGGTGACCTTCTTGATGCCGAAGATTGTCGCGGTGGTGATAACGGCCTGATTGCCGTTGTCGCGGCTCTCTTCATTCCAGTCGAACCGTAACCCGGAACCCGGTGAACCGAACGCGCAAACAGCCGCCTGAGTGCCCATAAACAAGGCACGACAAGCCTCCACGTTATGGCCGTTACCGTAATCCGAGAACCGAATCAGGGCTTCGTGCTCGTGCAAAACCACGTTGTTGTACATGCCCAGACCACCCTTGAAGATCGGATTGCTGCGCCCCTCGGCCCCCGCGGCCGCCTTCTGGATGTCAAGCCACTGGCCGGTTGAGGCGTTTTTGCGAACATCATAAACCTGCCAGGGATTCATGAGGCAGACGTAATGCTTCTCACCATCGATGTTGATGGGGCTGATCTTGGGAATTTCCTGGATTCCCCCGCCCATCATCGTGGCATAGGCAACCGCCTTGTCGATCTCAGTCAGGTCCATGGTGTTGCCGACTTCACAGGTTCCCTTGGTAGTGCCGTCAGCATAAATGATGTGGTCGCTGTCGGGCGACGTGAAAGAATTGTTGGCAAACCCGGTATAGGTGGTTGGAAACACAAATTCCATGTTCACCCCCCGAGCTCCGGAAAGGTACATGAAGAAGAGCTCGTCAAACACTCTCGCCCACCATTCGGATTGACGCTTCCTGGCAACAGCGCGCAAGTCATGCAGAGTGCGCTTGCGAGTCATTCTCCCACCGGTGTTGACGCCACCTCTCATCTGATCGATGTAAACCTGATCCGTGTAGAAATTGAGCGCCTCTTCCTTGCCCTCAAGAATGGCATCGCCCTCGATGGGTTGCATCTTGAGCTGCATCGACAGATCGAAGGTGATCTGCTCCCCGGCATCGTTCTCGAGTTGAGTGAGCCGCTGGATCGGCATGGAGGAATTCTCACCCTCCCCCATGAATTTCCTGCTGAAGTACGAAGTCCGCGCAATATCCACGGCAAGATAGCCGGAATACCGCTTGACGGCTTTCGCGTCATTCAAGCCGATAATCGTCTTGGCCATTTTGGGCCTCCTCTATTTTGAAATCGAGGCCCTCCTGAGCCAATCCGCCCGGAGTTGGATGTCCTTCCCTGCTCCACAATATCCTTACAATCCCTGTCTATCAGGAATGATCCCGAGATTTCACTCGATTCGTCGTTTCCATCGGTGTTCCATCCTCTTGCTTGCGTGAAATGACAATATCCTTGCCGGCACGAACGGACAGCCTGATTCGTCGGCCGGTCTTCTTGCCAATCTGAATCGTGATCCGGCCGTTATCAATGTCGATCCATTCGCCTTGCAGCATGTCCATGAACAATGCCATGTTACTGCCTCAGGTAGCGGTCTTGTTGATCAGGAGTGAGGCGCGAAAGCGCTTTCTCGAATTCAATCCCCGACAGATTATCGAGGTGCTCAAATTCACTCTGTCCGGTATCGTTGGCTTCCGCAACCGGAACATCCGATAGCGTCCTGGGCAAAACCACTCGGTCCCTGGCAGACTTGTCATGCTTCGGCAATGACTGCTTCTGCTGTTGAGCCTCTTGCTTCTGCTGTTCCGCCCCAGGGCTCTTGATACCACTGCCCCCATACCGTGCCGCCAGGCTGGCCTCCACCTGCCTGTGCGCCTCGGTCAACAATTCCAGGCCGGTCTTGCCCGCATTCTCCTGAGTGTCAAGAGATCTGAATACGCGCTGAAGAGCGCCGTTCAATACCGGATCATCCCGGTATTCAGGGTTGCTGCTGAAAAACAGGTTCTGTTCATACTTCCAAAGCTGTTCCGCCGACTGCTCATTGAATTTGGCGGCCATCCGCGATTCCGTGCGTTGCTGGATGAGCGGGTCGCGCTCTTTGGTGTACTGGATGATATCGATATCGCCTTCATAGAGCTGCTTGTCGAGCTCATCGAGTTTGGCCTGAATCTCATCCTCTCCACCACCCATCTGAAGAAATGGGACAAAGGCGCCGTGAGATTGCCTGCCAGCAGGCGTTTCCGCTTCCCCGCCTACTTCTTCCCGCCCTTCGGCTTCTTTTTCACCGCGCCCTTCTTCTTTCTCGCCATCATCCACCTCCTCTTGATCAGAAACGGCTTTCCGATCTTCATGACCGCTTTCCAGCACTGCGTTACGTTCCTCCTCGGTCATGAGCGCCAGTTCGGCTTCCGTGAATTCCGGGGTTCCTTGGTCTTGATCGTGTTCGTCCGCCATTTAGGCTTCCTTTCCTGGTTTGGGTTTTGCCTTCTCGGCCTCGGCATTCAAGGCCTCGATAGCTGATTGCGTCCGTTGAAATCTTCGGTCCCGCTCGTTCGCCTGCTGTTCCTGGTGGCTCATGATGGTATTCATCGCCGAAGTTTCCCGGTTGACCTCCTCGGTCTTCGCCTTCTCCAAAATGAGCTGCACATCGGCCAAAAGCTTCTTGATCTTGGCCGCCTGCTCTTCCAGGGTGCCTTGAATCATTTGCTGCTCAAGCTGCGCCCGCTGCTGCTCCTGCTGCTGCTTGGCCTGCAATTCAGCCTGCGCATTCGGGTCTTCCTGATGGTCCGGATCGACCTGGCCGTTAAGCTTCCGAATTCGCTTAACGATCTCATCCTTACCAGGCACATCCGAGAGCTCGATCACCAGGTCGAGAATGTTGATTGTGACCTCCGGCGGAAGTTGTCCACACAGATTCATCAGCGTTTCAAACATCGCCATCCGGATGGATTCCCGGAAATCCTGCTCGTAAACGATGAAGTCGGCCTGGCTCTCGGTGATGTCGTTCAGGGTCGCTTCTTCGCCGGTCTCTGGATCGATCTGTGGCTGATTGATCTGAATGAATCTGGTCTGCCCCCGCGTCCCGGTGATCCTCATTTGCTTCGGTTCGTCGTAAAATTGCTCGACCAGGGAGAGTTGCAGCTCGCCCTGAAGCTGGATTGCCAGACGCAGATTGTCAAATATCTCAGCGGTTACCAGTGATCCCTGGTTCTGTCGGGATTGAATGGCAATGCCGCTGACCGCATTCGTCTGCCGCCCCATATTCTCATCAGTCACCCCGGAAGCGTCCTGAATATACCGAGCATCGGCCTCCTCCATCATGACATGACGTTCGGCAATATCGGTTTCGTTGATGATCTTGACCTCCGAGCCGGGCCGCTTCTTCAGGATCGCATCAGGCCGGGCCACCTCCTCCGCCGCTTCATCCCAGTCATCGAAGGCGTTGTTGTCGGCAATCATCTTGTTCGTGGACAAGATAAAGAGCGCCTTGCTGCGCCGTTTGTTAAGGTCTTCCTGGGGATCTCTGAGGTTCCTCACCACCCCGTAAGGCGTGTTGTCCCGGCCGCGTCGGTAACACCAGATCGGAGTGAACGGAAACCGATTGTGCCGATAAGGAGATGCCATATCCTGAAGCAGACACCCATGATCGGTGAGGGTCCCTCCAATGAACATGGCGCATCGCACGACCATCTTGAGGGCATCATAGACAGATGCAAGACCCTGCTCGATCACCGCCAGGTGGACGATATCCTGTTGATCGAAGGTCATCCCTTCGAACCTGGGGAACCCCCTCATGACCTGCACTTTGGCGGGCTCCCGATACCAGCACTCGACCAGCCTCATCCGCTCGCGCCGATTGTCCGAATTGAAGGCATCATCGAAGTAGCTCTGCCTGGTGATGATCCGACCGTCCGCTGACATTCGGTTGTTGAGCCAGTAAAATTCATCGTCGTCGTTGCCCCAAAGATCGTGAGTCCATGCCGCCGCCGAAAGTTGGGCCGCTCGTTCGGGGAACATGGCAATCGCCAGATCGAGATCCATCCACTTCGAACGGAAAACGTACCGCGCATCCGACAGGTCCCGCTCTACCGAGAGGTGATCGTACCAGATGTTTCGCCACGACTCGTACCGGCTGTAGAGCGGCTCATCGGTGGGATCGTTCCGGATTGCATCCTCTACCCACCCAACCCCGACGATAGTGGCATCCCGGAAAGCCGCAGACCGATGGAACCCGGCCTTGTTGACATCGCTGACATACTTGAGGGTCTCGGTCTTGACTTCGGCTAATGGAACATCCTCTTCCCCTCGCGGGAACACCTTGCTGTCAACCCGGGTGCGCTTTTCGGTCCCGATGATCCAATCAAGAGAAGACTTGATCTGATTGAAAACAAGCGGGAGCTGCCCGCGCCCCAGAAGCGTAAGTTTGTCTTCATCCCGCCATTGCAGACCGTCATAGAAATCCTGATCAAGCGCCATCTCATACCGGCTGAGAGCCTGAGCCTGCCGCGCCTGATACCACCAGTCCTCGATCTTTCGCAGGC